GATACGCGTCCTGTTCGACCCGTGTCTGAAGATGTTCCTGAATGTCCCAGTCCGTGATTTCGTGAGGCATATTGCTGCTTTCTACGATGCGGCCAGCAGCACGTTGCTCTGGATGTCATTCAAACGCAACGCCTCTTCCAGATTCTGCTTGATTACGTCCGCTTGCCCGGGATCAGCACCCGCGGGCGCGTGCAGTAATGCAGCGCATTCATCTGGAACTCGAGGTTCACGCCTTTGCCGTTCTGCATCTCCCACTGCTTGCCATAGAGCCGCTGACCGGGCGTGTTCACCGTCTCGATGTAGTCGGCCGGGGCATAGACCGTCCGGAAGAGACCAGGCACGCCCGAGGGCACGAGATGACACTTATCAATGTCGATGCCGACATTCTGACCGCCGCGGTAGTTCATCCAGGTGATGCCACCAAACTCGAAGGACCCGTAGATGCCAGAGTTCCCGGCATTGATATAGGCGTTCCGGAGCGAGGCGGCGTCGGCATAGCCCTTGTAAGTTTCGCGGACCTCTTGGTGGGCAATGAGATCGTCGAAGAAGGCGTCGCCACAAAGCGCCATGATGCCCGTATAGGGCAGACCGTCGAGAATGCCCGCCATCTGGCGGATGACGCCGGCGCATTTCTTGCGGAGCGCGCCGTCTGCGGCGCTGGTATTGTCGAGGTCAAAATCGACCACAGCCTGCTGGCTTTCGCCAAACTCAGTGAAATAATCGAACAGCACAGAGCCATCGGCATCGAGCAGCTGACCCGTCTTGAGGATGTTCAGCCGATGGTATTCCTCCGTGAGCGCGAAGAACTGGCTCGCTTCCGCCGCGCGGTCCGCGATCTTCTGCTGCAACCGCTCGACGGCCACCTCCTGGCCGAAGGCGCGGACCTGCTGGACCTCGTCGGCATAGATCGCATCGTCCACCTGAAAATGCGGCACCTTGAGCATGCGCACGGCGCGCTTCGATTTGTCGAAGGTCTGGCCCGGGCCGCCGCGCGGGCTCGCGGAGACCAGCATCCGGTTCTGCTCTTTGTCCTTCTCGATTGCGATGTCGAGCGTATCGATGCTGGTGGTCTGGAAGAGCCCCATTTGCCCGATGCGGGACGGGGTGTATTTGATCTCACGAAGCGCGTCCGTGAGGCGCATGACGCTGAAGGCGTCCTGACTGAAGATGTTGAGGATCGACATGGGAGGTCCTTTTATTGCGTCGGCGCGCCAGCAACTGGTCGCGCAAGATCACCCTGCGGCCCGAGGGTGCGGGAGATCGCTTTGGTTGAGTGGACGGCGTTTTCGCCTTGCCTTGCAGGCCTCGGCGCGCCACCGTTGCCACATGCAAAAAACGCTGGAATATCGCGGGTATCAGGCCGAAGTTTCCGAAGAGGGAAAGCTATTGGTCGGGCACATCTCCGGCATTCGAGACCGGGTTGGTTTCCACGCGGAAAGCTTTGAGGCGTTGCGCGAAGCCTTCAGGGAAGCCGTGGACGATTATCTTGAGGTCTGCCAGATTGTCGGTAAGGCACCAGCCAAGCCTGACACATAATCGCAAGACTGGATCAACTTACCGCACGATGATCCCGGCCGTCGCGAGATCAGCTTGGGCCGCTGCCTTTTCTGCCGCCTGATCGCGGTCGGGATGGTAGGTCAGGATCTTGCCGTTGACCTCTGCATCCCGCGTGATCGCGGCAATGCCAACATCACTGGCCGTGGCATCGCAGCCATAGAGCGCAATCGCCACAGCGGTCTGGCTGCCATCAGTCGCCCCCACGGCACTCGCGAGATACTTACCGCTGGCGGTAATTTTGCCGAGCACGGTGCCCGGAGCGATGATGCCCGCACCGCTGGCGATGGTGATGTTTTCTCGCGAGCGCTGGCCGTTGGCCTCGGTCATCAGGAATTCGCCGGGATGCCGGCCTTCAATGAGAACGGTCATGGACGGTCTCTCCTATTCAGCTGAAGCGCGCATTGGCCTGGGTGATGGCTTTTGCCCACCCGGCCGCATTGCGTTCAGATCGGTTGCGGTGATCGGCCGGGGTTTCGGCCCCGAGTTCAGCCTCTTGCGCGGCTCGGTCGGCGATGGAGACGGAGACGTTTGCCTTCGGCGAGGCTGCGAGCACCTTGGCCGCGTCGGCTGCCGTCATTTCAGTTTCAAGCGCCAGCACCAGGGCCTGAGCCTCCCGGCCTTCCGTTTCCGGTGCGGTCAGGATGGCTTTGATGCGCGCTGTGGCCTCCGTCTTTCCGGCGGTGACGCCGGCCGCATGGGCCTCCGTGCGCGCTGCATCGAAAGCCGACTGTAGATCGGCCGGGCTGATGGCAGAGACGTCAGTTGCGGGCGCCTCGCCTTGAGTGGTCTTGGTCATGGGTCCTCCCTTTCTCTGGGGGCTTGCCCCGGAGGGCGGTTGCGAGAGCGCGGCGATCACCTCCTCGAGGCTCGCCATACGATCGGCGAGGCCCTGGGCGATGGCATCGGCGCCAAGATAGGTGCGGGCTTCTGTCGCCCGGATGGCCTCAGAACTGATCCGACCGGCGCGGCCTTCGGCCACAAGACCAACGAACTGGTCGTAAATTTTCATAACCTCAGCCTGCAGGTCGGCGCGCACGGCGTCTGACAGGGGCCCGAACGGGTGGCCGTCGACCTTATGTGCTCCCGCATGGATCAGCGTTGGCTTGACACCTCGGTCCTCCAGCTCGCCCGAGCGATCGAGATGGGTCAGCACGACGCCAACCGATCCCACCATTGAGGTAGGCGAAACGATGATGTCGCGCGCCGCGCTGGCGATGCCATAGGCAGCCGAGGCCGCCACATCATTGACGAAGGCCACGACAGGTTTGGTCTTGTTGACTGCGCTCACCAGCTTGGCTGTGGCAAACATGCCCGTGGCCTCGCCGCCCGGGCTGTCGATGTCGAGCAGGATCGCCCGCACGTCCGGGTCGGCTTCCGCCTCGCGCAACTGTGCGGCAATCCCCTCATAGGACACGAGCCCCGAACTCGCCCCGATCCAGGCACCGCGGTTCACCAGGCTGCCGACGATCGGCAGGATGGCGACGCCGTTTTCCACGCGCATAGACCCGACGCTGCCATTGTCGCGGCGGTATGTGCCGACAAAGCGGTTGGTCTCCGGCGTGCTGGCTTGCAGCGGCTCAATCCCAATCCGCCCCTGCAGCACATGCAGGATCAGATCGGCCTTGTCAGGGTGCAGAAGCAGCGGGCGGTTCAGCACGCGCCCTGCGATCTGCGCGAGAGACGGACCAGCCGCGACTCGGGTTATATCGGGCGGTTGCGTCACCTCACCCCTCCTGTTCCAAGTGCAAAGCGCCGCGGGCCGCGGCCCTGCAGTTGGGCGCATTGTTCTTCAAAGCCGCGAATGACAGCCAGAAGCCGGTCGGGATGCGCCCGGTGGTAGGTCACCGACCGTTCCACCCCGTTTGAACCGGCGCGGAACCGCACCTCCATGGCGCCTTCGCCCGCCACCAGACGCACATAGGCCTGGCGAAGGCTGGCCGCGGTGGCGCAGGGATCGGCCTCATTGATGCTGATCGTCATGCCTCGGCCTCGTCGCCTGCGGCACTAGGTCCACCACCCTGCGCGCCCATCATCTGCGGCTCAGGCAGTCCGTATTCAGCCCGCAGTGCCTGTTCCTGCGCCAGTTGCTGGTAGACATCGTCCACATCCGCCCCGAGATCGGTGCAGATCATCGCATCCGACATGACGCCGAGCCGCTTCCAGACCTCATGGGCCTTGGCTTTCTTGAGATCATCGGCTTGGGGACGTGGATCGCCACGCCACTCCGCCCGACACGCCGCCGTGCGGTTGGCCATGAATGATGCCACACCTCCCGGAAACGGCAGGGTTCCCGCCTCGATCTCTTCTTCCAGCCAGGCCTCGTAGATCGGCTGGCAGAACGGCGCCATGATGTTGCGCCGCCGGGCTTTCGTGATGGCGAATATCTCCGTCGTCGCCGCCTGCAGCGAGGAATAGGTCGCCCCCACATTGTCACCCGTGGCGCTTTCGTAAGTCAGTCCCAGACACCGCGCGAGTTCTCTGAGCAAATGCATGGAAAACGCAGCGTAATCCGAGGATGGATGATTCGAGGTATGGAACTTCAGCTCCTGGCCCGGAAAGAGGTGGGCCAAGCGGCCGTTGATGCCCACATCCAGCGTGCTGCCGTCATAATAGCCCGCGACCATTTCGATATAGGCCTCCATCGGCGACACACCCTGCGCCAGCATCTGCGCCTGTTCCTGCGGCGTCAGCAGGCCCTGCAACACCTGCTCGGTTGGCTCGTCCGAGGTGATGGTCACCGCAAACAGCGTCTGCACGATCGCTGCCATCAGCGTGGCATCGGCGAGCTGGTCGAACTGCCGCGCGACCTGCAGTGCCGGCACCAAGGGCGAGATGCCCCGATGCGTGCCCGGCGCGCCCTCGAAGATATGAATGACTCGCGGCCTTCCCGCCCGGTCCCGCGCGCGCACGTCATATTCAACATCATGACGAAACAGGTCCTTGCGGATCGCCCGGTAGCCCACCGGCATGCCGTCGGCATCCGTATAGACCCCGTTAATCAGCCGCCGCATGCTTTCGGTCTTCCGCGACAGCCGCTGCGGCGGCAGCAGCCGCACCTTTGTCCCATAGCGGTTCCAAGGTCGTTTGCGCCAGGGCAGTTCGGCGAGGATTTCCCCCGTCACCAACCAGGACCGGAAGGCCGCCGCCTGCATCTGCCCAAAGCTCCGCAGGCCCTGAATATCGCATTCCTGCGCGTTACGCGCCCAAAGCTCAAACCGGCGCTCTACCGTTTTGGCCCAGTCCGAGGC